TACTATCAAAGAAGGTATACTGGAAGGCTGGAACGGAACAAGCAAATCTAGTTACAATCCGCAAAAGAATAAAATAAAACTAATCATTCGACATAGTAAAAAGATTGCAGAGGGAGAACAACGTTTCCGCAATATTAATGCTATTTTTATTGAAAATGCTAGTGGAGAACGATTTAAGTTACAGTTTAAGAACATCGCAGGTGCAAGAGCGATGGCAAGACATGTAGCAGAAAGTGGAACACCGTACGATGCATTCGGAATGCATATTACTGAAACGGTACAAAATATTAACACGTTGGGTAATTTCCTTCGTGTAAAAACAATTAATGAAAGCGAAGCTACAATTAAGATAGTTGAAACATGTAAGCATCAAGCCAAGAAACTTAAAAAGAATATCAAACTCATGAGTGGCGTCAGGGGATATAAAAGCTATACAGAAAACTGGAACCCAGTTGCCATATTAGAAAATGAGGAATTAATTAATCGCGTACGTGGATTATTAATTCCAGAAGGAACAACGGATACCAGAGTAGAGGATGTACTTCCTGTACTTGCTAACTTACTATCCGAGTACAATAAACAAAAACAATCAACTACCATGGAGAGTAATAACACTATGAAAGAATTAGCAATGTTTGAAAATTGGGCACAGAATATCACAGAAGGCACGTGGGCTATACCAGATTCTCCAGAAGCAATACAAAAATTAAAAGAAATTCTAAAACAAGAACTACCGGTTGGCGTTGATGCAACTAATGCAACGGAAATCTTGTACGATATCATTGGCGACGATGATTTATTTGACTCATTGCTTTGGCTAGCCGAAAAGGACCCTACTGCAGATGCACGCACCGAAATAGTTGCATGGTTAGGAACACATGGCCTTAATTTTTCGGGTATGGAGAATATCTTACAAGATACTGGTGTGCACGATGAAGTAGAGGACCAGGATGTTAATACTCCCACAAATGAATCTCCTACTAATATGTTAAATTTCAAGAGATTAGCAGGACTGTAACCTTTACGTGAGTTTAGGTTGTTTCGAAATTTATTCAGTTTCTACTTTGTATATAATTACTAGTGCTTAGATAATAATAAGCATAAATAAACAGCATACTTAAATGTATGCATATTTTAATATCCACGAAGGGTATTGAATTTTGGTTAAAATGAAAAGGTAATTATACAGGAGAAAGAAAATGGCTTCATTAGCAGACATCCGTGCCCGTTTAGCGGCACAAGACACAAAAACATCAAACAACAATCAAACCGGTGGATTAGTATATCCTCATTGGAAGATCGACGAAGGTACACAGGCAACATTACGTTTCCTTCCGGATGCAAATCCAGAAAATCCATTCTTTTGGGCAGAACGTGCAATGATTCGTTTACCATTTGCAGGCGTTAAAGGTGGCGATCCAAAAGAAACAGTAGTACAAGTCCCATGTGTTGAAATGTACGGCGATTCAGAAGTATGTCCGATTTTGTCGGAAGTACGACCATGGTTTAAAGATAAATCATTGGAAGATATGGGTCGTAAATATTGGAAGAAACGTACTTACGTATTTCAAGGGTTTGTACAACAAGACCCAACTAACGAAACGGATGCACCTGCAAACCCAATTCGTAAGTTTATGATTAGTCCACAAATTTTCACAATCATTAAATCTAGTTTAATGGATCCAGATATGGAAGACTTACCAACAGACTATAATAATGGCTTAGATTTTCGTATTACAAAAACAAGCAAAGGCGGATACGCAGACTACAGTACTAGTACTTGGGCACGCAAAGAAACAGCATTAGCTGAACAACAACTAGCAGCAATTGAATCATTTGGGTTAAATGATTTGAGTTCATGGCTACCACCGAAACCAAACGAGGTTGAATTAAAGATTATTTACGAAATGTTTGAAGCGAGTGTTGATGGACAGCAATATGATGTAGAGCGTTGGGGTAATTATTACCGACCATGGGGTGTTGATAAACCGTCCGGGAATACACCAGTTGCGGATGTAACACCAGTTGCGGATGTATCCAATGTGGGTGATTCACCTTTTGAAACACAAACTGGCGCAACAGAAGAAGTTAGCGGGACTCCTACCACGGCGTCTGCGTCTACTGGATCCAAGGCAGAGGATATACTCGCACAAATCAGAGCAAGACAGAACGCGTAAACGGTGTGCTGAATTTCGTAATAGTGAGGTTTACGCATGGCGCTGGCGGAAAATTCATAAGTTCTGTACTGCAGACTAGTGATGATATAAGTCATTGGTCTGCAACAGTACAACAATCAAAAAAAACACCAGAATTCGAGGAATTAGTAAGGGAGTACACTAAAAGAAGTTTCCCTATTAATCCGAAGTACCACATGTTAAGCGAACCTATCGCACCGTATAATACGGACTTATATAGTAGTAGTTATCCACGTGGCAATGAAGTTACTCTGCATGAGTTTCTTACACACGCAAGGGAGGTAAATGACACATCCCTTCTGTCACTTATTGACAGTAAACAAAAATGCAATCTTATCTTTAATAAACCCAATGTCCCACGTTTTGCAGAAGGTGCCGATGTAGTAACTGTACTTGTTGATGATAAGGACCAGGAATGGCTACGCCAAACGCTTTGGAATAAGCATTTTTATGTGGATGATGAGAATGGAAGTATTTATTATATACAAGATACCCCGAACTTGTGTAGTTTCAAAAGTTTGCCCATGATATTAAAGTTTAAGAACAAATACAAATTTAATATCGCAGAGAAAGATGAATTATATGAAAAGTATATCATTAATAATCATACTAATGAATGGTATAAAAATTACAAAAACTTCGAGGAGTTTGATCGGAAAATGAAATTGAATAATTATTTCATTAATTTGTCTGACTTATTTGATACAAAGCGTTTTGTTAATTGCATGTCCGAAATATTTGAACACTACGGCATTAGTGGGTTTAATCCATTACTGGTATCACAAATGCACGTTATCTGGTGGTCTAGACAAATATGATAATTACCGCGCCTTATACATTGGATGCAACTATTCCATCTGAGGTTACATTTACTGATCACTTGGAAGGGTTTAGCAAAAACAATACTAGCAGGGTGTTGAGTGAGGCTAATGACTATAATAAAAACATTCTCGTGACTTACCATCAGATTTTATCAAACGATATATTAAGTAAGGTGCCCATGTTGGATATACGTTTTTCTAGTGTATTACAGGATGAATTAAATTTGTGTCATTTTCATCCGTACAGGGTGCATCCAAAGGTGTCGTTCAAGAACCTGTTATGCAGTTTTAATGGGTCAGGGCATGTTAGTAGACAGTTGTTAACCTCTGCATTGCGTAAGTTTGGGTTATTCAATGATAACTATTCTACTAAAAACTTTAAATACACCAAAGAACACATAGATGGACACTTATCTAACCTAGACTTGTCCAAGGTACAGCAACAGTTGTATATGAAGTTTTTAACAGACGACACTACGTTTTTAAATAACGTGTATTCACATGGTCATGTGCAGTACAACCACCCAACAAACATCTATAATTTGGAAGGTGAACTAACGGGGAGTTTTATTCATGTTGTTAGCGAAACAATGGCCACAAGTTATTATCCATTCATAACAGAGAAGTTTTTGTATAGTGTGGTCACACGTGGGTTATTTTTAACATACGGACAACCAAAATGGCATGAACACATAACGTCTTATTATGGATTTAAACGTTATGATAAGATATTCGATTATTCATTTGATGATATTCTAAATCCAGTGGAAAGATTAGTTAAGTTACTGGAAACAGTCCGTAAATTCGATGCATTATCCACTGCTGATTGGCATGATTTATATTTAATGGAGTATGACACGATAGAGTATAACTACGACCACTATTTTAGTAAACGATACATGGAGCATTTAAAGAAATATGAAAACTAATAATTGCATCATAATGCACTTTCCTGCGTATGCTGGTGGTAAATTTATATCTAATTGCTTAGCATTGAGCAAGAATTGTATGATTATGGATAAAGACTCCGTTGGTTATTTAACAGAGCATTCATTGGATTATGAGTATCGTTTGCAAAAGATAATAAGTATATTGCCAAATAAAAATCAGAATATGAAAAATTGGGTAGCATTATATGAGTTTGGGGATAGTGCTATGTACGGACATTCGTTTGCAGAGTGGCAGCAAGGAAATGATGGTGAACCAAACGACGAAACGATGTTCTTAGCCAATAGTAGTTTTAGGTTTACTATGACTGCGCATTCATTGGGTAGTGTTGATGCTATGTTAAAATTTTGGAAAGACGCAACTGTTATATCTTTGGTTAATTACAGAAAGTTCCAAAGTATAGCATGGAAAAAGAAAGGAACTAGGAATATTAAAATGCAAATGAATGTGTAGAAAAGTATAATATACTTAAAGGGATTAGTTGGCCAAGTTGGGAAGAATTCGAGAAGGTTGGTTATAACGTTACTAATATGGATAAACGATATTCGCCAAATATATTATCTGAAATAGAACAATATTATCCTAGTGTATCGAATTATGCATTTGATGTAGATTCGTGTATATTTGATAAGAATAAACTACTAAGCAACATAAGACAATTGTACCAATATCTAAAATTTGATGATTATAACGATGAATTAGTTAGCACGTATTGGGAAAAGTATATTGCATTACATATATAACATAACAAGGAGAAAATAATGGGAAAACCATTTGACGTAAGTAAATTTAGAAAAAGTATAACAAAATCCATTGATGGATTATCAGTTGGATTTCATGACCCAACTGATTGGATTTCAACTGGTAACCATGCATTGAACTACTTGGTTTCTGGTGATTTCCATAAAGGCATTCCGCTAGGTAAAGTAACTGTATTTGCAGGCGAATCAGGTGCGGGTAAGTCTTACTTTGCATCGGGTAACATTGTAAAAAATGCACAAGAACAAGGTATTTTTGTTGTATTAATTGATTCCGAGAATGCACTAGACGAAGCATGGTTACAAGCACTAGGTGTCGATACAGATCCAAGTCAATTATTAAAACTTAGTTTGTGTATGATCGACGACGTAGCTAAAACAATTAGTACGTTTATGATAGATTACAAAGCAATGGCAGAGGAAGACCGTCCAAAAGTACTATTTGTAATAGATTCACTTGGTATGTTATTAACACCAACTGATGTTAAACAATTTGAAGCAGGCGATATGAAAGGCGATTTAGGACGTAAACCCAAAGCACTAACATCACTTGTGCGCAATACAGTTAACATGATTGGTGCGTACAACGTTGGCATTGTTGCTACTAACCACACTTATGCAAGTCAGGATATGTTTGACCCAGATGATAAAATTAGTGGCGGACAAGGCTTTATTTACGCTTCTAGTATTGTAGTTGCTATGCGTAAACTAAAATTAAAAGAAGATGTAGACGGAAACAAAATTACCGATGTACGTGGTATTAGAGCCGCTTGTAAAGTAATGAAAACACGTTATGCTAAGCCATTCGAAGCAGTACAAGTTAAAATTCCGTACGAAACTGGAATGAACCCGTACAGTGGATTAACTGATTTAGCAGAGAAGCAGGGATATCTTGTTAAGCAAGGAAATCG